TAGATAGCGGCAACCGGACCACCATCACCCTTGGGTGCTCGCACGACTTCAAGGACAGGGTCAAGGCGTATGCCGCCCGCCGTAACCAGTCCCTGTCCGACGCGGCGTTCGACATGATCAGCGAGGCGCTGAAGTTCGAGGACTTCACGGTGGACACCGACAAAACGGCGGCTGCCGACGACTGGCAGGCGATGGTCAAGCTCACCGCTGACGGGCACGAGGTGCCGTAATGGCGGAGAACCCCGACACCTGGGGCGAGGCCGAGCGCGTTGTCGCCGACGCCCTGGAAGAGGCGGACCGCAACCACTTCGATGAGGTGTGCGGCCTGTCGGCTGTGCGCGTCGTCACCGATGCCCTGCGGAAAGCTGACCTGCTGGTATCAGAACAGCTACAGGCCAGGGCGCAGGCAGCTGACGCCTATGCCCAGCAGAATAAGGACGTTCACCGGGAGAACATGATGCTCCGCGACGAGAACGTGGAGCTGCGCCGCCAGCTGGCCACCAGCATGGGGTGGGTCCAGAAGTAGGGCGGGAGCTATCCTGCCTGCATGACCGTTCCACTCGGTAACGGCGAGGAGATCACTGGAGCGCAGCGGCCCCGCCTGTGCTCAATCCCTGCTGCGCACTCGTATGCGGCCGGCGAGGATGCGGTGGACTTCGCCGCCAAGTCGGGCCTGGTCCTCGATGAGTGGCAGGGCTGGGGCCTCACCCAGTCGATGGGCACCCGCCGCAACGGGCTGTGGGCCGCCTTCGAGGTCGCCTGGATCATCGCACGCCAGAATGGTAAAAACTCGGGCCTTGAAGCCCGGCAGCTGGCCGGCCTGTTCGTGCTCCGCGAGGCCCTCCAGATCCATACCGCTCACGAGTTCAAGGCTTCCGGTGAGCATTTCCTGCGCATGCAGTCGATGATACGGGGCAACTCTGAGCTGCTGCGCAAGGTCAAGCCGGGCGGTATCCGCACCTCCCACGGCGAAGAGGCCATCGAGCTGCGCCCCGAGCCGACGCTCATCTTCGGCCACAAAGGCACCCAGATCCGCAAGTCAGTCGCCCCCCGGCTGCGGTTCCTGGCGCGGTCCCGTGGCTCGGGCCGGTCGTTCACCGCCGACGCCGTCTACTACGACGAGGCGATGATCTTGTCGGACGAGCAGGTGTCCGCGTCGATGCCCACCATGTCAGCCGTCCCCAACCCGCAGATGTGGTACACCGCGTCAGCCGGGATGCCCGACTCGATCCAGCTGTCCCGGGTGCGCAAGCGCGGCCTGGCCCAGAACGACCCGACGCTGTGCTTCATGGAATGGTCGTGCGAGTTCTGCCCCGACCTGTGCCCCGACAAGGGCAAGCGGCGCTGCTCGTTCGGTCACGACCGCCGCGACGACCCGAATTCGTGGGCACGCGCCAACCCGGGCATGAACATCCGCATCAGCGAGGAGCACATCGCCCGCGAGCTGATCAAGATGGACCCGGCCGGGTTCGACCGCGAACGCCTCGGTATCGGCGACTGGCCACTGGACGAGCTGTCGTGGTCGGTGATCAGCGAGCACCTGTGGACCGGCTGCGAATGGCCAGGCCCCGGTGAGATGCCCCGCCCGGAGCGGATCTGCCTGTCGGTGGACATCGCCCCCGATCAGGGTGCGGCGACGATCGCCATCGCCGGCATCATGGCCGGCTTCGAGGCGGCGGTCGCTGACGACAAGACCGGCGAGGTTATCCGGGTGCCGGTCTGCTCGCTGGAGATCGGCAACGACGGGCAGTGGGATGACCACCGGTCCGGGGTCGCCTGGATTGTGCCGCGCCTGAAAGAGCTGGTCGCTAAGAACCGGGTCGCCAAGATCGTCATCGACCCGATCGGCCCCGGCGCTGAGCTGATCACCGCGTGTGAGGCGGTGGGCCTGTCGGCGAAGAAACCGCGCCCCACGGCTGAGCCGATCCTGGAGGTCTGCCAGCTGCGTGACGTGGCCCAGGCCCACGCCCAGTTCGTGCGCGGCGTCAGCGACGGCACGATCGTCCACCGTGGCCAGGACGGGCTGGGCAAGGCGGTCGCTGCTGGTGTGCGGCGTGACGTGGGTGACGGGATGCACGCCTGGGCACGGCGGGACACCAGTGCCGACATTTCCCCGCTGTGCGCGGGAACCATGGCAGTATGGGCAGCGCGGAAGTTCGGGCGCGGCTATGACGTACTGAGGTCGGTGCTATGACAGGGAAATGGATGCTCCAGCCGGCACGCCACTGTGACGGCGGGGCTTTAGGAGGCGGTCGTGGCTGAGCAGCAGCACAGCGGCTGGGCCGAAAACGATGAGCCAGTGGGCGGCGGCCCGCCGTTCGTGTCCGACATGGGACCGCCGCTGGGCGTGTGGGCGCAAGACATGCCCGCCGCCCGCCCGCCGATCCGCAAGACCAAGATCAAGGGCGTCCCCGGCGCGACCGGCTCCGGGGACGACCAGCAGTGGAAGCAGGTGAAGTGATGGCCGACACGGTGACGATAGCCCCGGCGAATGGGCGCAAGCCGCTGCATGAGCGGGTGCCACTGGAGGCGATCACCGCCGACGCCCGGAAGGCGTCGCCGGGCAAGGTGATCCTCGGCCTCATCGGTGGCCTGATCTTCGCCATCGCCTGGCTGACCGCCAAGGCGTTCACCATGGTGTTCTTCGCGTTCGCCTGGTGCGCATCGGCGGCGAAGATGGGCTGGCGCACCGCCCGCGACCTGCCACTGAATCAGCCGGACGTCAAGGCGCTGATAGCGGAGAACGACATGCTGCGTGCCCAGATCGAGCGGTACCAGATCGGATGACTCACACTGTTCGGGTAAACCAGATCACCGAACACCCGGTTGAAGGCAAGCCGCTGGGCCGGCACGTCTGGCACGACTCCCGCTCCCTCGCCTACCCCTACCGCAGCGACGCCGCACTGCGGACGGTGACGTGGGCGCGGATGATCGGCATCCTCGATCAGGGGAACCTCGGTTCCTGCACCGGCAACGCGATGGTGGGCAGTCTCGGCACCACGCCCGTCTACGAGGGCCTGCCTGCCGCGCACATGACGCTGAACGAGGCGGGGGCCATCAGCCTGTATGGCGCGGCCACCCGGCTCGACGGCTACCCGGGCTCCTACCCGCCTGACGACACTGGCAGCGACGGGCTGAGTGTGTGCAAGGCGGCACAGAACGCGGGCCTGCTGTCCGGCTACACCCACTGCTTCGACCTGAACACCGCGCTCCAGGCATTTAGCGCCGGGCCGGGCCTGCTCGGCACCAGCTGGTATGACAGCTTCGACTCCCCCGATGCCAGCGGCCTCGTCGTCATCTCGCCGAACGCCTCAGTGCGCGGCGGCCATGAGATCGTGGTCCGTGGCCTCGATGTGAACTCCCAGCTGATTTTCCTTGACAACAGCTGGGGTGCCTCCTGGGGTAATAAAGGCTCGTTCTCGATGAGCTGGGACACCCTGACCCGGCTGCTGGCCGAGCAGGGCGACGTGACCGTGCCCATCCCGGCCACACTGCCCGCGCCAGTCCCGGTGCCAGTCCCGGTGCCAGTACCTGACGTGGCCACCCCAGCGGACGTGCAGCTCGCCCATGATCTCGGTGTCTGGCCCTACAAGCGCCACACTGGCCTCAACAAGCTGGCGGCGGCGGACATTGTCACCTGGGAGCACGCGAAGAACCTCGGCCCAGGATGAGCCGGCGTGAGCAAAAAGCCGAAGGCCGGCGGAACTGGTGGCGGCGCGAAGCAGCGCCCAGCCCGGCCTCAGCGACCGCAGCGACCTAAGCACAAGGTCGCCCACGCGGCCAAACCGCAGAAGCCAGTGGGTGCCTCCCATCACAAAGCGGGCAAGGCGCACCACGGCGCTGGGGGTGGCGGCGGGCGCTCCGCTAAGCGCGGGTTCACTGACGGGATCGCCTGCTGCGCGGCCGAAGCCCTCGCCGCGTCGCTGCGGTTCCAGGGCTGGCCGGTCGGTGACGCTGACGTGGTGGCGCTGTACCGGCTGACCGCTGACCACCCCGACGATGGCGCTGTCATCGAGCACACGCTGGAGATGGCCGCTATCCACGGCCTCGCGGGCGCACGACTCCTCGAATTCAGCCTGGACTGCGCCGGCCCGCCGCCGGCCTGCATTCTCGGCGTGGACTGGCCCGGCCAGCACACTGTGTTCGATGACGGCCTGCACTGGTGGTCGTGGGGCATCGAGTTCGAGCCGTGGGCCGCCACGATCGAAGAGGCATGGAAGGTGCGCTGGGAGCTTCCGGCTTCTATGCTGTGACCAGGCGTGGCCGCCGCCGCTATTTGTGTGGGCGGGAGGCAAGCCGTGGGCCTAGTGGACCGGATCGGTATTGAGACCCGGGCCATCGGTGGCGTGCCGTGGCAGCCGTGGCGGAACCCGTACTGGAAATTCAACATCGGTGGCCCCACCCATCCGTCGCGGGAAACCCAGGGCCAGGACTCGGTACTGTCGCTCGGTGCCTGCTATTCGGCGATCCGGTTCATCGCCGACCAGATCGCCTCCCTGCCGATCAAGGTGTACCGGGGGCTGCCCGATGGCACCAGCCAGCGGATCTACACGACCTCGCTGCTCGGCTCGCCCATCGCCGGCGGTGGCCCGCAGGTCAGCGGCACCATGTATGACTGGATGTTCACCGGTTCCACGTCGGCCCTGCTGCACGGCAACGCCTGGGGCCTGATCACCAACCGGGGCGGCATTCCTGGCTCCGATGGGCTCGGCCTGCCGACCGGCGTGGCATGGCTGCCGCCGGACCGGATGAGCGTCCAGGATGACGAGCAGCAGCCCGAGAACCCGATGCGGGCGCGGATCTATTACAACGGCCACCTGATGGAACGCCAGGAACTGATCCAGCTGAAGGCGTTCAGTGTCGCTGGCCGGGTCGAGGGAGTCAGCCCCCTCAAGGCGTTCTCGCTGCTGTGGGGCCAGGGCCTGGACGCCCTGAAGTATTCGGCTGACTGGTTCGGCAACGGTGGCTTCCCGCCCGGCACCTTCCAGAACGTGTCCGAAGAGGTCAACGACCAGCAGGCGAAGCAGATCCGGCAGCGGCTCACCGACACGATCCGCATGCGGCAGCCGCTGGTCTACGGCCGGGACTGGGACTACAAGGCACTCACGGTCCCGCAGAACGAGGCGGCGTTCATCCAGGCGATGCAGCTGAACGCCACCCAGATCGCGGCGATCTACGGCGTGCAGCCTTACCGGGTTGGCGGTACCCGCAACGACGGGCTCACCTACTCGAACGTCACGATGAACCTGCTGGACGAGCTGATCACCACGCTGCGCCCGTGGCTGACCCGGTGGGAGCATCTGCTGACCACTCTGCTGCCCGCCACCCAGTACGTGAAGTTCGATGTCGATGACCTGCTGAAGATGGACCCGCACACCCGCACCGAGGTGTACCAGATTCAGCGGAACATCGGCACGCGGACGGTCAACGAGATCCGGGCCGACGATGACAAGCCGCCGATCTCTGGTGGCAACGAGCCGATCCCGCTGCCGGTGCTTCAGCGCATGGTGGCCACCACGCGCACTATCCCCAAGAGCTACATCCCGCAGGTGGAGATGGAAGCGCAGCTGATCGCCGACCTGATCCTGAAGATGGAGCAGGACAACCCGGAGATGGTCAACCCGATGACCGCCGGGAAGCCGCCGCTCACAGCCTCCCCGGAGCAGTACCTGGCGAAGCTGATCACCCAGGTCCGCTCGGGCCAGATGTTCGGCCCGCCTGATGGCGAAGTAGTTGGCAGCGACCGCAAGTCGGCGGTCACTATGCTCCAGACCTACGGCCGGCTGGGTCACCTGACAGCCGAGCAGGTGACGGAGAAGATCGCCGCCGTGAGTGCGGCAAGGACCACGGGTGAGCTGGCACAGCTGTTCGAGGGCCTGCCGCACCTGACCGATGGCATGGCACCATCGGTGCCGCGCCGGTCGGACTTCGGGCCGGCTGAATACCGCGCCTCCGACACTGACCGGGACCATGCCCGCGAGCTGCTCGCCGTCCACGCGACGGCGGGCCGTCTGCGCGGACATGAATGCGATGAACGATCCCGTAAGGCGTCGGAAGCCGTAACCTGCGGAGATCTTGATACATTGTTCGCAGATCTTCCCGTCGTGGAGCAGGCCGCATCCCGGCGGGAAGAGGACCGCAGCGGGGACGGTGAGCCCCTGTTCGGGCCGGCCGCGCTCACCCTGCTGCGGAGCAGGGCGGAAAACTTTATCCCGGCGGCCAAGGCTGCCATGAATGGGAAGGCGCACTAATGGCGGCCATCTCCACTTCCGAGGCCAACGACCTCCCGGACAGTGCCTTCGCTTACATCGAGCCGGGGGGTACTAAGGATCAGGACGGGAAGACCACGCCCCGCTCGCTGCGGCACTTCCCCGTCCACGACGCCTCACACGTCCGTAACGCCCTCGCCCGCGCCGGCTCGTCCCCGTTCGGGGAAAAGGCGATGGCCAAGATCCGGACGATGGCCAAGAAGTTCGGTGTCCACGTCGGTGAGTCCAGCCTGTCCCGCGACTACGAGCGGCGCGAGGTGCGGATCACCAGCCAGTTCCGTGACCTGGACCGGCCGATCGAGATGCGCGACATGGGTACCGAGGGCAAGTGGATCGGCGGCTACGCCACCGTGTTCATCCCCCGCGAGTCGAAGAACCTCGGCGGCTTCAAAGAGCGCGTCATGCCAGGGTTCTTCAACGAGGTGCAGTCACGCGGCTGGAAGAACGTCGATGACGGCACCGGGGTCGTCTGCCGGTACAACCACGACTCGAACATGGTGCTTGGCACGACCGACGCGGACACACTGCGGCTCGGGCCGGACCGGATCGGGCTCGACTACATGGTGAAGCCGCCTGAGTCCCGCGCCGACATCCGCGAGCTGGTCGAGCGGCGCGACATCCGGTACTCGTCCTTCGCGTTCCGCTGCCACCCAGGCGGTGACGAGTGGGACTGGCGCGACGGCCTGGCGCTGCGGACCCTGCATTCGGGTGACCTGATCGACGTGGCCCCGGTGCTGACTCCGGGTTATGGCGACACCACTTCGATGCTGCGGGCGTTCGACGCGGCCCTGTACTCGATCGCCGACTACGTCCAGGCTGAGGTCGAAGAGGTGCGGGCGTTCGCCGCTGACGACGATCTGCGCAAGTTCTTCGTCCGCAGTGACCGGCCCACCATGCCGGCTGCTGGCCCGCGCAAGGGACTGTTCGGCCCGGCCGCGCTCACGCAGATCCTGATGCGCCGGCGCGACCAGTGGGACGAAGAGGGATAGTTGCGGATCGCCTGCTTCTACACCGATCTGCACCCAGCCTGTAAGAACGCCCTCCCGGCGGATACGGAACTGGTGTGGACCGGCGACGGCGACGACGCCTACTGGCGGGAGATCAGTAAGCGCTGGGACGGGTCAGATGACCTGCTGATCATTGAGCACGACATCGAGATCCACGATCAGGTGCTCTCCCAGCTCGCGTCCTGCTTCGGGGACTGGTGCGTGTTCCCATATGAATACGGTCCCCGGTGGGACGAGGCACCACTGATCAACAAGGCGCTCGGCTGCACCAGGTTCTCCGCTCAGCTCCAGCGCGAGTTCCCCACGGAGAAGATCGCGCTGAGCGTGTCGCTCACCTATGGGCTGCCGCCAGTGCCGTTCTGGCATTCGTGTGACCTGTATATCCGCCGCGCCCTCACCCGGGCCGGCGTTAAAGAGTGTCAGCACCGGCCCCTGGTGACCCACCACAGGGGCAGAACGCTGGTGTAAGATCGCCATCAGGACGGAGTAGGCCATCCCGTCCTGGATAGGCCGCAGGGCCGGGGTAATTCCCCCGCCTCCTGGCTGGAGCCCGCCGGGGATCACCATCCCTACGGGCTTCAGGAGGAGCCGATGGCCAGCGAGGTCACCAAGCGCCTTCGGGACCGCCGCCTCAACGTCTGGGAGCAGTGCAAGGCACTGGCAGACACGGCGGCGACCGAGAACCGCGCATTTTCTGCGGAAGAGCAGGGCAAGTGGGACGTCCTCAACGAGGAAATGGACACCCTCGACACCCGCATCAAGGCAGCGCTCGACGCTGAGCAGCGCTCCGCCGAGGCCGACCAGGCGTTCAACCGCCTGCACGCCGACGCCGAGGGCAAGAAGATGGCGAAAGACCCGGCCATCAAGATGCTCAACACCGAGCTGCGCAAGTTCCTGCTCGGCGACAGCCGGGGCAACGCGCCTGGTGGGGCCTACGAGGTGGCCCGCCCGGACAACAGCCGCATCAACTGGAACTACGGCCCGGTCAACCTGGCCGAAGTCCGCAGGGCAGAGGCTGAGTACCGGACCCTGGTGTCCACCAACGCCGGCTCGGGCGCGAACCTGGTCCCGACCGACTTCTACGACCAGCTGATCGCCCACCTGATCGAGGTCAGCGGCATCCTCCAGTGCGGCCCGACCGTGCTGAACACCGCTGGTGGCGAGAACCTCCAGATCCCGAAGACCACGTCGCACTCGACCGCGACCGCCGTAGCTCCCCAGGCGGGCACGCTGGCGCAGTCCGAGCCGCAGTTCGGCCTGGTCACCCTGGGTGCCTTCAAGTACGGCATCCTGCTCCAGGTCGCACGCGAGCTGCTAGACGACAGCGGCGTGGACCTCGTGGGGTATCTGGCCATGCAGTCGGGCCGGGCGCTGGGCAACAAGTTCGGTTCCGACCTGGTGACCGGCACCGGCACCACGATGCCAAACGGCCTGATCTCCACCGCAACGGTGGGCGTCACCGGCACCACCACTGGCAAGGGCGGCGCTGCCCAGTACGCCGACCTGGTCAACCTGGAGTACAGCGTCATCGCTCCCTACCGCCAGAGCAAGTCCTGCTACTGGCTGGCGAGGGACGCGGCGATCGGTGGCTTCCGGCTGCTGCTGGACGGCCAGTCGCGGCCCATTTGGGAGCCGAGCATGGTGCTCGGCAGCCCTGACCTGCTGCTCGGCAAGCCACTTGTGGCGGACCCGTTCATGCCGGCGGTGGTCACTGGTGGCAAGTCGATCGCATTCGGCGACTTCTCCCAGTTCTTCGTCCGCATCGTCGGACCGGTCCGGTTCGAGCGGTCGGACGACTTCCTGTTCGGCTCGGACCTGGTCGCCTTCCGCGCCCTGATCCGTGGCGACGGCACGCTGGTCGACCAGACCGGCGCGGTCAAGCTGTACCAGGGCAACGCGGCGTAGTTCGTGAGTCCCCGCCCGCCCTTCCAAGGGGCCGGCGGGCGGGGACTCATCACAGGAGGATTAACATGGCACGGTACGACAGCAGCTCGGTGAACGAGCCGGGCCAGTACCCGACTACGGCGTGGAGCAACTTCGGCCTGCCCGAGCAGAACTTCGGCTCGGGCGCACCGGGCAGCTCTCCCACCTCCAGCCTTGACGACGTGGGTGACACGAACGAGCCTGGCCAGTACCCGGAGCGGGAAACCTTCACGGGTGTGGCGCTCGGTGGCACGGGAGCACCGGGCAGCCAGGGCGTGCCCGTGCCCAGCTGGAGTCCCGGCAGTGGCGGTGACTCGGTCGTTTACAGCCAGCCAACGTTCTACAAGGGCCAGCGCGACGCCGGCACCTACAACACTGACGAGAACGCCGGCAACCGCGAGTCAACCGCCAGGGGGTCGGTCTCTGGCGAGGCCGACTGGACCCAGGCGAACGACAACTCCTACGGCCCTGGCTGGAACATGCCCGGCGTCGAAGGCAACACGCCCACCCCGGGTTCGGGCCAGTTCCAGACTGGTGCAGGCAATGTGATGTACGGCGGCCGGCTCAACGGCACCGGGCACACCAGCAAGCACCCGTCGTGGTCGGGGCCGGGCACCTGATGGAAGACCTGACCGGCCGGTTTCCGGCTGGCCTGACGCCGAGCAGTCAGGCCAGCCCTGGCCCGACTGCCCAGGGTGATCTGCACAAGATGACCAGGTCGGGGCCGGGCACCGATTCGGTCGTGAACATCCCGGACCTCCTCGATCCCCCGGAGGAGAACCCGAGCAGCGGCCCGGTGATCCCGGTGAGCCACCCGGGCCAGCATTCGCGGGTGGTGGAAATGGAGAACGCCGCTGGGGCTGGCGGATTCCACACGATCACCATCGGCGGAGTCTGGAAGGAACTGCCCTGATGGCTTTGCCACCCACGCCGCCGCCTTCGTCTTCAACGGTGCCCGTGTGGCCAGGCGAGTCAATTACGGGCCAGGCCAGCCCGCCGCTGGCGGGCGAGCCCATTCCGCCGCACTATGTCATCGGGGATGACTGGCAAACGTCCTACTACGACTCGAACAGCCCGGCCCCGCTAGGTGTCTACGTCAAGATCCCTTCGGGTGAGGTGGACCTGACGACCGGGCGCAGGACGGGCGAGGATTTCCCCAGCACCGGCATGTGGAAGCAGGTATAGCCATGGCTCAGCCCGTATCGTCGCCTATCACCTCGACCCCCTCCCAGCCAGGCCAGCCGTGGGATGCCGGTTCCAGCGCTCCCGTTGACGCCTGGGTGACTGTCGATGACAACAGTGGTCCCGCGAGCCTGCAAGGTGGCCAGGTGCAGGGCGACTTCCCCAGCTCCTCGCCGTGGCGTCAGGTCTAACGCCCTAGCCCGGCCAGGTACCGGGTGAATGCCGGGTACCAGTCGATCTCGTCCCAGCCAGGCTGCCGCTGTGCGTCATAGTGGCGGCCAAGGAATAGCTCATCGACACCGATGCCCCACTTCTGTATCCAGCGGGCGAAGCATTCGGCGTCGTGGTACGGGCCATTGAAGTTCTGCCGCGTTTCCAGCACCTCGCCCACTTTCGGTGAGCCATGCCAGAACCGCGCCAGCCCCACGTCGTTGTGCCGCATCTGCCATATGTGCTCGTCATGGACTGACAGCCGGTCGGGGCAGGTTTGCAGGGCGCGCAGCTCGTAGTCGGCTTCGGGACCACCGATGGCGCGGAACCGTTCATCGAACCAGCCGATGGCGTTGAACCCGGCCAGCGACTGGAGCTGGATCGTGTCGCCGTGCGGGGCGATGTAGGTGTCGTAGCCACCGATGAGTTTGTCCCATCCGGGCAGTACCACCACGTCATCCTGCGACATCAGGCACCAGTCGCGCTCGGCGAAGGTGTGCCGCATGCACTGGTTCCAGCACCAGGCGATAGAGCCGGTCTCCCAGGAGGAGCGGAAGATATTCCGCCATATCTTCACCTGCGGGTAGGTGTCCTCGATCTCGGTGTAGTCCACGGCGGGGTCGTTGGCGATGACGTTCACCGTCTCAAACTGGAATGACTCAAGCCAGCCGCTGATGGTGGTGCGCAGCGTGGTCAGCCGGCGGAAGCTCACGATCCACAGGGATATCTCGTCAGGCGTCACGCCAGCTCCTCCAGCAGGGCGGCCCCGCGTGCCACTAGCACCTCATCGAGCGGCGGTGCGTGCAGCGGGGCGCAGTTCAGCAGGGACAGGGCGGCGATCACCATCACGTCGTGGGGGATCTCGCCGCCGAGCCATTCCCCCAGCGCGGCCAGATGCTGCGGGCGAACCCGCCAGGGCCTGAAATCCCCCCGCCGGGCCTGCCCCCAGTGGACGATCATCCCCGCCGCCAGCTTGGCCAGGTCGTAGCGCCGGTCGCCCCACCTGGTTTCGCCGGCGAAGTCTTCCCGCCAGTCGATGCCGGTGAAGCTGCCATCGGGGGAGACGACCACGTTGCCGAGGTTGAAGTCGCCGTGGAATGTGACCGGCCGGCACCCTAGTTCCAGCTCGTCCCAGTCGATCCGCGAAACGGCTGCCTCCGCTATCTTCCGCAGCCCCGGCTGAAGCATCGCCACGCGGCCGAGCGTCTTGACCCGGTAGAACCGGTCACACGCCAGCGACGGGTTGAGGACCATCACCGGATGCCACAGATCCCGGTGCGCCCAGTCCAGCAGCCTCGGCACGAGCCCCATGTCGGCCTCGGCGGCCTCATAGGCGGTCACGCCTGGCACGTACTCATAGGCGAGCATGTTCGGCCTGGTGTCAGCCAGCTTCGGCACAGCCCCGGCGATCGACTCCTGGCGCTCCACCCGGCGGGTGAGAGAGTCCTGGTCGGCGCGGAACTTGACCACCCGCCCGGTGGCGGGCAGCACGTAGGTGACCTCATCCGGCTTGGTCCAGTCATACCCCGACCAGGCCGCGACCGCCTGCATGTAGGCGGCCTCGTCGCCGATGTCGGTCCATACCAGCCGGCGCACGGCCAGCGCGTGGCGGTCGATCAGCGCCTGCAAGCCACCCGTCACCTGCCGCTCCTGCCCGAGCAGC